TTTCGATCTCTGCGTCGCTGTGAACAGGCGCAGTGATTGGCACGACTTTGAGTGACCGGGCGGCCGTCTCAAATGAGGGCATATAAGCCGATGCGACGCCTATGTCGGGGTCGAACATGATTGCGGCCCGCTTAAGCCCAGGCGCGATCTCCGAAAGCAGCTCAAGCCACTTGCCTCCCACCGTGGCTTCCACGTTGGCGAAGCCGGTGATGTTCCCACCCGGACGGTTGAGCCGCGGGACGAGGCCGCTGGCGACGGGGTCGGCCACGGTCGCAAAGACGATCGGGATCGTCCGCGTCTCCCGCTGGAGGGCAGCGGTCGCCGGGGTCGTGCTTGCCAGGATGATGTCGGGTTGCAGGCCGACCAGCTCCTGCGCGAGTGCTCGTGTCCGATTGATGTCAGCGCCAGCATAACGAAGGTCGATCCGCACGTTGCGGCCATCGCTCCAACCCATGCCCGCAAGCGCCTGCGTGAACGCAGAGAAAACAGGCTTCCATAACGAATCGTTTTCCTCGCCCGGTATGAGCACGCCGATGCGCCGCACGCGGTCGCCCTGCTGCGCGCCCGCCGCGAGCGGCCATGACGCCGCGCCGCCCATGAGTGTGATGAACTCGCGCCGAACCGTTTAAAATAAATGATTTCAAACACTTGCGCTGTCAAAACGGCGCAAATCCACGCATTGAACCACAAAGGCTTTTCGCCGGATTGTCAAACCCGCCCGGCTCACTATCGAAATTGAAGAAAGCGACGGCGCCAGACGCGCGGCATGAAACAGACCCTCTTCCCCAGACGTCGCGAATCCCGGAACCGGAGGAAACCTCATGACCATTGCGAGCGACGCGATTGCTAACCTTATTGATGAGGCGACGCGCGGGATCGATGTGCTCGACGACGGCGACGCTGCGGTGACCGCCGCTGCGATCATCAACAGTGTAATTGACGCATTGCACGACGATCCCGCGCTGCCGAAATTGCCGCGGTCTCATTGGGAATCGCTACTCGCGGACGCGAGCAACCACATCGCCCGCGACGTGGCCGATCTTATCGAAGGCAAGGCCGACTTCTACAAAATGGCCGACGCCATAAGAGAGGCAATAGACGAAAGCGACACCGTTTTCATCCGAAACCCGCGAGGAAACGAATGATCTCTCTTGCAAACATCCACCGCACTACCGCGACATTGCCGCCGCGGATCATCGTCCATGGCAAGGAAGGCAGTGGCAAGACGACTCTTGCTGCACAATTTCCGCTGCCGATCTTCCTGCAAACCGAAGACGGGTGTCCGGCCGGGCTTGAGATTGAGACCTTCGGAACACTTGCGAGCTATGACAGTGTCGTCGCCGCGATCACAGCTCTGGGACACGAGAAGCACGATTACCGAACCGTTGTGCTCGATAGCATCGATGCGCTGGAGCCGTTCGCTTGGCATGCCGTTTGCGCGACGCGCGGTTGGAACTCGATCGAAAGCGCTGCTTACGGCAAGGGTTACGTCGAAGCCGACAAATGGTGGCAAGACCTTCTCGCCGGTTTCGATTGGCTCCGCCACATCCGGGGAATGACGGTCGTCCTGCTCGCGCACAGCGCGGTCGAGATCGTCAACGACCCGCGCGCGCCATCCTATACGAGTTATCAGTTGCGCCTGCACAAACGCGGTCGCGCTCTGGTGCAGGATTGGGCCGACGCAATCGGGTTTCTTGGCACCGATCTTGTCATCCAGACCGAAGACCAGGGCTTCAAGAAGCGCACCCGTGCGGACGGCGGGTTGGCCCGATATCTGCACTGGGAAGGGAAGCCCGCCTTCACTGCAAAGAATAGGTACGGCTTGCCGGCAAAAATGTTGGTAGCGAAGGACTTCGACTTTAAGCAGCTCGCGCCGTTTTTCCCGTCATCGGCCGGTGCAAGCCTAAATCGTGACGCGACTAATGGAGAATAACCACATGGAGTTTGTCGTGAATAAAGCCAACCACACGGAGCATGTCGTGAATAAAGCTAACCGAGAGGAGCATACCGTGAATAAAGCTAACGACAAAGAGGAGCATGTGTTATGAGCAACACTAACGATCTACTGAGCTCGACCGCCCTTCCAGAAACCTTCGATCCGGAGACGCAGGAAGGCTCGCAATTCAACGTGCTGCCGAAAGGCCAGTACGTCGCGCAGGTTATCGACGTTAAGGTATCGCCGCATAGTACCGGCGACGGCTACGGCATCAACTTGACCTGGCAGATCTGCCAAGGCGAACACGAGAACCGATGCGTTTTTCAGCACATCACGTTCCAGCATTCGAGCGCGCAGGCGCAACAGATAGGCCGGCAGCAACTCAAGGATCTCTGTGTTGCCACTGGCGTCACTGAGCACGTCAACGACGTCGAGGTCTTCAAATTTACCCCGTGCCGGATTCGCGTCGGGATCGAGAAGGACAAGGACGGAATCTACGACGACAAGAACAAGGTGACTCGGGTATTGCCGCTTGAGCCGCCGGCACAACAAACGCTGGAGCCAGCAAAGCCGGCAGCGCCTAAGCCGCCGAAGCCGGAAGCGACGAAGGCAGCTCCGCAGGCTGTAAAGAACAACAGCGGTGCGCCGTGGCGCGAGTCGCCGAATTCGACGGCCGAGGATCTGCAAGACGAAATCCAATAACGAAGTGCGCTACCGCTTCCCCGACGGCGGCGCAGTGAAACCTGCGCCGCTCGCCAAGCAAACCAACCAAACCCAACTCAACCAAACACACCCAAACCAGCCAAACGCGAGCAAAGCAAATGATCCTGATCCAACGCTCATGGGTGTGTCGTGAATTTACGACCTTATCAACTCGCCGCACTCGCGGCATTGGAAGATCATTGGCGCGCCGGTGGCGGCGCTGCCTTGCTCGACATGGCAACGTCGACCGGCAAGAGCCTTGTCATCGCCGAAGCCCTCCGCCGCAGGCACGCTGTCAATCCTAGCCTTCGCTCGCTCATTGCGATCCATGTCCGTGAGCTAGTCGAACAGGACGTCGATGCGCTACTCACGGTGTGGCCAGCGGCACCTTACGGTGTATGCTGCGAAGGCCTTGGCCACCGCGATCACGACCCGCCCATCATTATCGGCACTATCCAGTCACTGGCGCGCGACGCCGACAGGCTTGGCCGCCGCGATCTTGTGGTCGTTGACGAAGTCCAGCTCGTCCCGCGCAGCGGCGACGGCCAGTACCTGAGCCTTTTTGACGTTCTTCGATCTCGCGCACCCGACCTGCATCTCATTGGCGCGAGCGCGACCTGCTACAGGCTCGACAGCGGCTACCTGCATAAAGGCGACGGTGCGCTCTTCGAGAAGATCGTCTTTTCCTACCAGATTAAGGAAGGAATTCGGGACGGTTATCTGTCCCCGCTCCGCTCGAAGGCAACAAATACGCGCATTGACGTCACCGGTGTTGGTCGGCGCAGCGGCGAATTCATCTCGAGCGAGCTTGAGCGTGCCGCCAACGTCGCTGATGTAGTCGAAGGCGCGGTCGCCGAGATTGTCGAATGGGGCCGCGACCGCCGCGCCTGGATATGCTTCTGCACGGGCGTCGCGCATGCCTATGCGGTTCGCGACCAGATCCGCAGGGATGGAATCAGCTGCCAGACAGTAACCGCCGAGACGCCAGGCGACGAGCGACGCGCGATCTTCGACGCGTTCCGCAGCGGCACAATCCGCTGCCTGACTGGCGTCAACATCTTCTCGGTCGGCTTCAATATCCCGCACGTCGACCTGATCGCGCTCCTGCGACCCACGTGCTCGGCCGGCCTACTCGTCCAGCAGGTCGGCCGCGGCACTCGACTCGCGCCGGGTAAGCCAGACTGTCTGATCTTGGACTTCGCCGGCAATATTCGCCGGCACGGACCGATCGACGCTATTCGCGTCAACGGCCGGACCTCGGCTTCGCCTGGCGATGTGCTGACCAAGACCTGTCCGGAATGCCAGGAAGAAAATGCGCTCGCCGCACGGATCTGCACCTGCTGCGGCCATGTCTTCATTGCCGAGGGAGTCATCCGGCACGGGTCCATATCCGACGCCGTGCCGGTGCTCTCATCGCCGGTGTGGCTTCACGTCCGCCAATCCGAATTCCGGCTGCATCGCAAGCGGGGCCATCCCAGCGCGCCGCCAACGCTACGTGTCGACCACCTTTCCGGCTTCTCGGTTTATTCCGAGTACGTCAGTTTTGAGAGCGCCAATTCCTACGCGCGCCAGTTCGCCCACAACTGGTGGATTGCGATGGGCGGCGCGCTGGG